AGATTGGCATCTTCGCCAAGGCTTGCGTTTAAGGAGGTCTAACAATGGCAACTATCGATATTACCGATGCCAAGGAACTCACCCTCGCGGTGAATAACAACCTGGAACCCAGCCGTTTCCTTGCCTCATTCTTCAAGACGCTCACTCACAACACCAAGGATGTGATGATCGACTTCGTGGAAGGCTCCCAGAAACTTGCTCCGTATATCCGCGACGGCCAGGAATCCACCATCACGAATCGCGATGGCTACGCCACCCGCAGCGTGCACTGCTACGACATCTCGCTCAAGCGTCGCACCACTGCGTTCGACTGCCTGAAGCGCCTCCCTGGCGAGGCTCCGGTCGTGGCTTCCGCGAAGTCTCCGGAAGAACGCGCTGCCGAACTCGCTGGCCGTGACATGGCTGAACTCCAGGGCCGCATCCGCCGCTCCGAAGAAAAACTCATTTCCGACGCGATGTTCACCGGCAAGGTTTCCATCAAGGATGCCGCCGGCAAGGAAATTGACTCTGTCGACCTTGGCCTTGCTGCCTCCCACAAGTTGTCGAAGGCTTGGACTACCGCAAACTACAAGGGCATTACCTCTGATATCGAAGAGGTCGCCACGAAGGTCGCCGAAGATTCCGGCCTCACTGCAACCGACGTGATTCTCGGTTCCAGCGCTGCCGACACTGCTTTCAAGAACGATTTCTTCATGAAGCAGCTCGACACCAAGAACCTCGCTGGCGTTGCCGCCACCGTGAACCTCCGTGTAAACCGCGGTGCCCGCCTTGTCGGTGTGGTCGGTGGTCTGCGCATCTGGCGCTACGACGAAATTTACAAGGATGCCTCCAACACCACGCAGAAGATTATTCCGGCTTCCGGCGTTGTCGTGCTTGCCGACCAGTTGCAGGCTACCCTGCACTACGGCGTTGCTGGCGACATCAAGAACGGCTTCTTTGAAGGTCAGTTCGCCGCCGACACCTGGTATGAAGACGATCCTCCTGTTCAGTGGCTGCGCGTGCGTTCCGCACCGCTCCCGATTATCGAACAGATTGCTGGCGTCGCCACCATCACCGTGTCGTAAGGAATTCCGATGTCTTTCAAGGAAGACCTGATGAACGACCTCGACGAAACGTTCTTCAATCCGGACGATTTCGGCGAGGAAGTGACCCTGACTCGCGGGCGCGAAAGCGTTGTGATGAAAGGTCTCTTTGATTCACCAGGCCTGTCCGAAGATGTTGGTGAAGTTTCGGTGATTGCCCACGAGCCGCGCCTGTTTGTGCGTTCTTCGGACCTTCCGGATTCGAAGCCGCGCAAGGGCGACGTGTTCACGCTGGGTTCTACACCTTTTCATCGTGCGATGAAACTTTCTGCTATTGATTTTGTGTTTGAAAAGGACGGGACTGTGGTCTACAAGTTGGAGGAATGCAAGTGAGCGTTGCGGTGAGGACTTTGAACTGTATCAAGGACTTTCGCCACGCGGTCGTGAATTCCCTGAAGGCTGCAGAACTTTCCGGAATTGGGTCGAACGTTTCTGCCTCGCGCGAAATGAAGGCCTGGCCGGAAGAAGAATCTTTCATCATCGTCAATGTTCCTGATATTGACTTCGATGACAAGAATACCAGTCCCCGTTTTTATTTCTGTAAATCGGAACTGCGCATCGACATCTATTCCCGCTGTTTTTTGAGTGGCGAAAACAATGTCGAAGGCGTGGGTTCGATTGCCGACTTGAATGATTTTCTCGACGACACCATGCACGCTGTCGCTGCGGTCATAGAGCCTTGCCCGTATTGGAAAGGGCCCTATCAAGGACTTGTAAGCAGGTGTGTCTTGCGTTCGTACTCGAATAATCTTTCTGCGCGGTCCGAGGCTTCCAGGGGTGCGGCAACGCTAACTTTCGAGGTCTCGTTTACGGCAAAAATCGACCGGACGGCCGCTACGAAAGAATTTATGCGAGCGAACAATGCGGTTAAAACTGGTAGTCAGTCGATGGACTTTACAACCGTGCTGCGGCCTGGTGAACCGGATCCTGTGCAACAGGAGGCGAATCCGACCGAAGCCGAAACGGCGGATAATTCCGCAGGGAACGAAGAATGAGTATTTCTTTTGAACAGATTCCTGCTGATAATCTTGTCCCGATTTTCGCAACCGAATTCGGCGGCTCCATGTCCGCCAAGTCCGGCGCGATGCCGTGGAAAAACCTGATTATCGGCCAGCCGTTGGCATCCAAGATGGACGAAAACGGTTCTCTTACCCTTATCACTAGCGACGAGCAGGCTGACGCCCTGTATGGTGCGGGTTCGCAGCTTGCGCTGATGATCAAGGCTTTCCGCAAGAACACGAAGTCGAGCGAACTTTGGGTACTCCCGATTGCCGACGATTCTACGGCAGATGCCGCTACCGGCACGCTGACTTTCACCGTCGCTGGCACTGACGTGACGCCGAAACTCGCTACTGGTGGAACGGTTCGCCTGATGATTTCGGGCCAGTCCTGCCCTGTGAACGTGTCTGCCGGTGATTCCGCTGCAGATATCGCCACGAAGGCCGCTGCGGCCATCAACGCGAAGACTAACTTGCCCGTTACGGCTTCCGCTTCGAGTGGTGTCGTGACTCTTACGGCAAAGAACCTGGGTGCATACGGAAACGGCATCGACGTTCGCTGGAACCACAACCAGGGCGAAGTTCTCCCGGATGGCTTGAGCGTGACCCTGTCTGCAATGGCGAATGGCGGTGCTGACCCGTCCTACGAGGATGCAAAGGTCAAGGAAACCTGCGCCGGCAACTGGTTCAACATGATTGTCATCGGTTCTTCGGATGCCGACAACATTACCTACATCAAGGAAATGCTCGACGAACGCTGGACCGCAATCGTGCAGCAGACTGGCGTGATGTGCTTCAGCCTCAATGGTGGTGCCGAGACCGATTTCACTACGAAGGCGAACGCGCAGAACTCCCAGGAGATTGTGATTGCTGCGCTTCCGAAGTCCCCGACTTCCGGTGCCGAGAAGGCTTCCGCTCTGTTCGGATGTATCGCTCCGAAGGCTCTGAACGATCCTGCCGCTCCGCTCCACAACTACGCTGTCGCCGGTGTGGTTGCCCCGCGTCGCGACGACCGCGAGGACTTCTACGGCAACAACAGGCTGCTCAAGGCAGGCTGTGCCGTGATGACTGCCGCTGAAGACGGCAGCGTGTTCACCAGCCGCATCGTGACGACCTACAAGCGCAATGCCCAGGGCGTGCAGGACAAGAGTTACATGCAGCTCGAAACCGTGCTGACGCTCTCTTACCTGCGCTGGGATTGGAACAACGCTCTTGCACTCAAGTATCCGCACGCGAAGCTCGCTCCGGATGGCAGCAAGTTCGGCAAGGGCCAGCAGGTGATGACGCCGTCGCTTGGCAAGGCCGAACTCATTGCCCGCTACAAGATCTGGGAAGAGAAGGGCTTGGTCTACGATAGCGAGGGCTTTGCCCAGAACGTTGTCGTGGAACTCGATCCGGATGATGAATATGCCATGAACTTCTTGATTCCGGCACACCTTATCAAGCAGTTCTTTGTGTCCAAATCTAAACTGGTTTTTGATTAAGGAGGTTGACAATGGGTGACGAAATCGAAGTTGTCGGCGGTGAGTACGAGTTCAAGATCAACGGCTTCCTGTATAACCTGAAGGGCCATCCGAACATTGAGTATGGCGGCAAGCACTTCGAGCCCGTTATGGGCCCGGACGGCGTGCTGCTTGGCTACAAGTGTGTCGGCAACAACCCGAGCAAGATTTCTGTTGTTCTGACTGATACGAGCGACCTTGACATTGTTGAACTCCAGCATATCAAGAACGCCACTATCACGCTCAAGAAGCCGAACGGCAAGACGTTTGTCATCGAGAATGCAAGTTGCAGCGCCCAGGTCACGGAATCGTGCGAAGAAGGCGAGGTGAGTTGCGAATTCTCCGGCAAGCCTGCTGACGACCAGAAATCGTAGGATAGTGTCCTTTCCTACGACCTCCGCACTTCCGGTTGAAGCAGTGTGGTCCAGCGTGATTGCTTGGGCCGCACTGTCCGGGATCAACACCCGGATGCGGCTTAATTTCACAAATCCATAAAAGGAGTAAAAATATGGACTACAGACTGATTAAGCCGATTACCAAGGCGAACGGCGAACAGATTGAAAGCGTTACCGTCAAGGAATCCTTTGTCGGTAAGGACTTGAAGGACATCGGGAACACGAAGGGCGAAGGCGATGCGCTGATTGCTCTTGTCGTGTGCGCTACCGGGCAGTCTTCCTCCGTGGTGCTGAACATGGATGCACGCGACGTGAAGGCTATCGGCGACCTTGCACGCCCTTTCTTGGCAGGTGGCGAGGCCTAGGCTTCGATGACGGTTTTGCCGCACTGGCGGGTGTTTTCCATTGGTCCTACGACCAGATAATGGCCCTCGATGCGGAAGCCTTCGAGTTCAGCCTGAAAGCGGTAGAAAAGTATGCCAAGTGGACGAATCCAAAGAAGTGACCTGTTCGCGGGTCACTTTTTACGCTCGAAAAGATGTATCTAAAAACAACTTTTTTGTATTGCTGAATTTTATTTTGAAACTATGGCAAATTCTCTGTTGGTAAAACTCGGTTTCAGCACGGACAAGGACTCCATTACCGGAACAGTTTCCGGGATTGGAAAAATCGATTCCGCGATTTCCGATTTACACAAGAAGATGAAGCAGACGTTCGCGGTTGCTGGTGTCCAGATTTTCGCTTCCGGGATAAAGTCTTTGGGTTCTTCCATCAAGAGCGCTTTCGACAAGAGTTACGGATTTGCCGAAGAGTACGCAAAGTCTGGCGACAAGATTGCAAAGACTTCTCGACTTGTCGGGCTGTCCGTCAAGGATTACCAGGCTTTCAGTTCTGCTGCGAAACATGCGGGAATGTCTACCGAGGAAATGGACAGCGCCCTGCGCAAGTTTA